GCGATAGCTGCTTCTTTAACAGATTTAGCATCAGCAATAGCCTCCTTTAAAAGGTCTCTACTGTTTGACATTTTCCTCAAAATTTAGTTTGTGGGGTACGGTTATTATATTTGGGAACCGTAATAAGTATTATACATAAACCCAATATTATATAAAGATAATATACTAGGGTCTGTAATACATATATAGGGATCTCCTAAAAAATAAAAAAAAAGGCCCCCTTTCGAGGACCTTACCTAAGGTAGCAGGCTTCTTAAATATTATATAATAGGGCAAGTTCCTTTGGCACATAAGATATCTGTTAGGATACCATTTACTTTGCCATAAGAACTAGCTTTATATTCTTTTCCTTCATTTACCATATGCATATATGAGCCTGGGTTAGAAGGGGTTGAGACAAAGTCCCAACATAGGAGTTCAAAGTCGTCTTGTACTTCCATCATTCCACCACTCATAGGTTTTAATGAACCCATACCACGTGATGATACACCTACCATTACTCCGTTGTCGATAAGTGCTTTAAGTATATTGCCTGATACTGTTGGTAAAATTTCGATTTTACCCACGACATTATCACCGTCCCACCATAAGTCACGAATGATGTGGCAAACATTTTTTAAGTTGATTATAGACGAATCTGGGTGATCTAGTTCACCTGTGGCTCTATTTTGTTTAACCACATCTATGTATTTGTCTATTTCGCGTTGCCAAAGGTCTTTAGCGTAATATCTACCATTACCATTTTTAACTTTAGCTGTAGCTAAGATACCTTCAACAATAGGATTACCAGCTGGAGATTTATAGCCTTCAGTTAGTTGTACAGGTGCAACCTGAAATGGTAGTGTTTCTATAAGTACTTGTTTCATTACTTTTTCTTTGGCATGTCGCCGTATCCACTAGCTTTGTATTTTCCTTTAGCAGGCTCACCTTCACCTAAACCTGGTGCTTCTTTAGTGTATCCAATTCCTTTAATACCAAAAGCAGCATTTTCTACATAGTATGAAGAATTCTTAGTTAAATTTTTTCTTACAATTTCTTTTAACTCACGTACAGTTTTGTCAATGTTTTTAGGATCCTTAAGTTCAGCGTAGTATCCCTGTAAGAATTCCTCACCAAAAACATTATCAACAAGATCTTTATTAGTATAGTCATATCCTGTTTCGTTTTGGTTATCAACTACTTCTTTAGAAAGTTTGTCATTAACCGCCTTAGTATCAAAAGCACTAAATGCTTTAGGAGCTTTAATAGGATTCTCATCTTGAGTATCATATGTTTTGCCAGCACCAGCTGCGAATACTGAGTATTCTTCATTTACATATGAATTAAAAGCTTTAAAAGGATCAAATGTACGTTTAGTGACAATACCACCAGCAGCTTCACTAATAATTCCTTTTTGCTTTAGGATAGTTGTAACCTCACCATAAGTGGCAAAGTTAGTAAGGTACTCAGGGAATAGTCTTTTAGCAGACTTTAAGAATATATCTTTGTGTCCTTTTCCTTCTTGGATTAATGTATATTGTTCTTGTAAAGTTTTCATGTTATTGTTGTGGTATTACATTTGAAGCTGGGTAGAATATCACAGCTCCTGATGATAAAGAAGCACTTGTAATATAAAGAGGTACTGTGGTGCCAACTGGAATATTAGTCCATAAAGCCATACTACCTGTAGATACATTAGTACCATTATAATCTCTAAGTCCAGTAAAAGTTGCTGAACCTGATACTACTGTGAAACCAGTATAAGAACCAGTAACACTACCAGTTGTAAGGGTTGCTGACGTATTAAAAGCTGTATTAGCCATTTATTCTTCTTTTTTTAATAATTCTTCAATATCATCTAAGTAACTTAGAATCAAGTCTGTTGGTTTGACTACAGCATATGATTCTGGCTTTTCATTATAGTAAGCTATAGTTTCATCTTTAGCATTATCTATAGCAGGGTATAAACTATTTAAGCGTTGAGTAATTTTATCAAAGGCAGCGATACGTTCCTCTTGATAATTTTTTACATCTTGAGGTTGAGTAAAGGCTCTTTCTTTTAATCTATACTGGTACATGCTTATAAATATTATTTACCCCATAAATATTTAGTGTCAATCGCCTTAGATTGAGCAGCTAGTTTCTTACTATCAACAGGTTTAAACCCAAATGCTTTAGTGTAGTAATTATTTTTTACACCAGTAGTTCCTGCTTTAGGACCTTTACCTAATGAAGCACCAGGATTAGCTTCACCTAATTTCTTCATTTTAGGAGCTATTTTATAAGCATACTTTTCACCAGATTGAGGACCTTGACCAGTTTGGAATCCTGCTGCTCCTACACCACCCCCAACACCAGTCATTTCAAATAGACCTTTAATGGAGTTGTATTCGACTGGGTATACTTTTCTAATGTGAGTTCTAATTCTATTTCTTAATTCTCTATATTCTTTAATATAGGTTAAGAATTGCTCATCTTTTCTTATATCGTCAGTAGTAGCCATACCACTTAAAGTCTCTAAAGCTTTGTTTAGATCCTTAACTAGCATTTCAAAGTCAGGAATGTAAATAACATCAGATTCAAACTCAGCCTCTCCACCAGGAGTAGGTACAAGTTTGAATTTTCTACCGCGTAAAGCTTCTTTGATTTTAGATGTTAGTTTCATTGGCTATTTTAAGTTCTTCTACTAATTCACAATATTGGAGTAGGTCAACTATGTTCTCGTTTTTGATAAATTGATTTTTTTCTATTTCAACGATAAGAGGTAATACCTCAGTTAGTTTAATTTGAACAGCCTTGTCTGTTATGGTTTTGCTAATGGTAGCTAACTCTTCTTTGAGTTGCTGGATTCTATTATTATAGAATGTTCTTAGTTTAGGGGTTGAGTCTACTGAAGTAATAAATTCTTTAAGTACTTCTTTTTGGGACTCATATAAATTTGAATACTTACCATTGAACTTCTCTAGTAAGATTTTGTAAGTAAGAAGTCTTATATCCTTATCATATGTTTGGAATTCTTGTAAAACTTCATCTTTTGCTTTTTCTTCCTTAACAACTGGAGTTGATAAATGCTCCAATAGTGTAAACTTATTATCAATTAACTGGGTAGGGTTAGTTGAGTCAGTTGTGTGTTCTGCTTCAATTAAAGTATATAAAGCAGCGTAAGACTTATAATTAGTGAGTTTAGTTTTAAAGAACTCATCTAAATCATAATGTTCCTTAATCTCATTGATTAAGTTATATTTTTGTCTACGTAAAGATGACCTGTTAAGCTTCTTAGATGATTCTAAAATAGTTTGAATCAAAAGATTAGCTTTAGCTTCAGTTATTTTATTGGTCTTACTTAGAGTTTCATATAATTTTAACTCTTTACCTAATTCACTTTTTACAAAATACTTTTTAATAATATTTAATGCTGGAGATTGACCTCCATTAAGTGTATCAGCTGTTACTTGTCTAACAAGCAATTCAAAAAGAATACCAGTATTTTTATATTTTGAATGCTTAATATTCATTCTATCTAGGATTTATTATAAATATATAAAGATATTTACTCAGTTAAGTTAGATTCATCTAACAATGATTCGGCTGATTTGTTTTTAGCGTAAACTATCTCTTTACTTAATGATTCTAATAAAGCTTTATTTTTGCTTTCTAATGCTAAAGGTGAACCTCCTTTGTAGTTAGGTGTACCATATCCTTCTTGATCATCTGTTTTATTATCTTGACGGCCAAGTCTGTCTCTACCAAAAGCATTGTTTTGAGTATTGATGTTAGATGCCTTTTCTTTAGGTCTACCTAATTCTGCTTTTTCATCATACCCATCAGGTACTTCACCATTTTCGTATCTTCCTCTACCATATAGAGAAGCTAGATCATGTGGTGTACCATATGAACGACCTGTTTCAACTGGGTCGTTTCCTTCTTCAGTAATTTGTTGAATTCTAAAGTTACGTTTAGCGTCTTCAACTGCTAAATCTCTATACTCATCATATTGGTCAGCGCTAAACTGGAACACATTGTCATAGATCCAATCTGAAGGAATGATTTTAGTATCTAGCATATCTTTAGCTAGAGCTACTTTTTCCTTTAATAGATTGATTTTTTCTTGTTCAGCAATGATTGAAGGTGTAGTTAGACTAAGTTCAAAGTTTGTTAAACTTTCACCATCATATCCTTGAGTGTAAAGGTGTACTAAGGCTATCTTGTATAGCTCAGATAAAGCGATTCTTTGAATACGATCAATTGTACGAGCAAATCTAATATCTTCAGCCGCTAATGTTGCTTTACCTGTTAAGTCTTTTTCATAACCCATGAAGGCTTTAGGTACCTTAAGGGCGGCGAATAACTTATCACGTAAGTAAGTTACGTCTTGAATGCCATCGTAATCTAGACCTTTTGTAGTTTCAATCTTAGTAGCTGCATCATTACCTCTTACTGGGATATAAAAGTCCTCAAGTAAGTTTTGCATGTTATATTTTTGGTTGTATTCACCTGTTTTTTCATCCATTAACGGAGCACGTTTCATGGTTGCAATAGTCTTTTGCATGAACTGCTCAACTTCTTGAGGTGGAATATTACCTACGTTAACATAGAAAATACGTTTTTCGGGAGCCCGAGCAATACGATGGATCAACATAGCATCCTCCATCAACACGTATTGCTTAAATAAACGACGTCCTGGCTCAAGATATGAACGACCATAAGGTAAATAGTTTACATCCGTTAATAAGCGGAAGTGAGCTACCTCGTAGTTATCAAATACAATCTGATTATCAGTTGGTTTAGTGTTTGGGGTAGCATAGTAACCAGAACCCCCTGTATAATATCCATCAGGTGAATAAAGGAATTGGACTTTGGATGGGTTAGCCATGTCAAAATTCTCACGTCTTTGGATATGGTATGCTGTGTAAGGAATTACATTATATACACCAAACTTTTC